TCATTGACTGCAGGGATGTCTGTTGCTTCTGCAACAATCTTTTCTGCTTCTGCAACTACTTCTTGAGTTGCTTCTGCAACAACCTCTGCTGGCTGTGCCTCTGGAGCGACCTGTACTTCTTCAACTGCAGTTTTAACTACTGCATCTGTTGCTTCAGTCATAGGACTAACCTCCTTTGTAATCTTAATTGTACTAATGCCTTTAGCACTATCAACTAAGAACTTTATTGTTTCTGTGTTATTTTTATCACCTTTTTCAATAAAACCAATGTTTTGCATTGGCTTACCAGATGTAGGGCTTGTTTCGCTATCAGACTCTGAAACCATTACAATACCTGCTTCAGAATCCCAAAATACATTTTCAATTTCTGCCTTTGAAAGATATCCACCAATTACATTTTGACCATTAACTTTTTCAATGGAAACAATGTTTGCAAACTGGTTTGCTGGATTATCAACCAATGACAACTCATATAGATCATATTCTTTAATAATTCTAATACTTTTCTTTAAATCATCGTTATATGCATCATCCCAATTTTTAATGTTACCGCCAATTGAAAAACCTTTATAGGTTCCATCTAATACTTTTTCCCATGCATCTTGTGCACCTTTTGAAACATAAGCAGATACATAAACTCCGCTATAAAACTTTTTTACTGATGGATCAAAGTAGCGATCTTCTTTAAATGACACTATCTTTCCTACTGCAGATGGTTGGTGCATTTCTCTTAAGTTGCCCCTGAAATTTTTAAATGCTTCAACGCTAGATTCGGTTGTTACGATGTCGCCTTGCTTATCAACATTATCAAGAGTTGCAAAGCCAGATACTATTCGGCGCTCTACATCTACCTTGCCAATAGGCATTGATAGACGAACACTGTCGCCATCAGTTTCCCAATGTGCTTTATTTATTAACATATCGTTATCCATTATACCAAACTATTTTACGACTATCTCATTTATTGAGATGATCTACCCTCACCCTGTGCATTACGACCAGCAATGGTTGTTGTAGAGTCAGAGTTGTTGTTTGTTCGTTCTGCATCTCTTTGACGATTGCCTGCCAGGTTTGCCCTTGAGTCAGTTGCTTGTCGTGGAGACATTACAAATGGCTCATCGCCATCGGCTCTTTGTGGAAGATCTAACTTTTCACGAGCCTCGTTTGGAGTCATAACCTGTGTCTTTACATACCGCTCAATAATTTGAGATTGAGCAATTTCATCCGTCAAGGTTAACTCATTAAACTTAAGTTCTAGAATGTCAGTCTTTTCTCTAATAATTTTGTTAACAACCTTTTCAAGATGTTTTTGTGCTGGACGAGATACCTGTTCTTTAAAAGTACGATCTTGTGAAAGGGCAGCAGCAATACCTGAATCTGCGCCACCAAGTTTAGAAATAGGCACCTGATGAGCAATAAGAATATCATCTCTATTTTGTTTACGGTACTCTTTAAATGAGCCATCCTGGATACCGTTTTCAATTGGCTCCATTTTAAACTCAACCTTATTGTTTTCTGTATCTCCAGGAAGCGGAATGTAAAGGGTTCTGTGTGACTGAGACTTAAGTCCAGTCTGCAAAAATCTAAACATTTTGTCTTCACCATCAGATGACAATTTGGCACCTTTTAAAGTTACGATATATCTTGGAACAGCCTTATTTTCAAAGTAATCAATGTTGTATTGTGAAGCAAGTTGATCTCCAATTAGCGAAGGCATGGCTGCTACAATATCTGGAATACCATAAAATGTATTTAATGGAGAGTATTCTTTGTAATGAATAATCTCATTTGGGCGTGGATCTGCAGTCATTGGGTTTTTATTTTTTGCCCCAAAATTTCTAAAGTAAACTACAGAATTACCAATAATCTGGACAAAGCCATCATGCAATCTACGCACACGAACTGTAGTTGCTGGGATGTGACCAAGATAGCCAATCTCTCCAGTAACAGTTCTACCTACTTCAAGAAACCCATTGCCAGTAGCCTGAACATCTGTGTAAAACTTTTCCATTGTCTTTGTAAAAGAATCATCATCGTTAAGGTTTTCTAACCAGTCTTTTAATTCAAGTTTCATTCTTTCAATACGATTACGAGCACGATCAACTGCTGCTTGATCCTCGTTCATTTCAAACCTTAGCATTGTTCTATCTGCAATATCAAAACGGTAGCCAAGACCAACCACATTTTCTACTTTAGCGTCAATAGCAGCATGGTTAGCAAATGATGTGTCATAGAAGTTGGCTAACTCATACATGTTGTATGGAGGAGTAATTACGTCAAATAGTCCATATCCATTTCTGTATACCGTGCCAGGATTAATTGCTTTTGATCCAGCATCTACACCAGATGGTGTTGCATTAGCAGAATCAAGGTATTCATTTGTTGCAAAAGTCATTGCTTTTGTTACATTCCTTGCAGTTTTTCTGCGGAAGTTTTGATCTAGTCCACCAAAATCTTTAAGTTGATCCCAAGACTTATTAAATGGATCTTGTTGTGTAAAAGCGTTTTCTTGTTCTGGTTGGGTATTTAAACCAACTCTTACGTATTCTTCACTCATCATTACCATACTTATCATAGGTTTGTCGTGCTGCTACCCAAGCACCATGATCATTCATGGAAGGAATTAAACCACTTTTCATTCTGTCTAATTGTTCAGAATGTTCTTCCTCGCTAATTCTTGTTAATCCAGGCACAAAAACTGCCTTGCCTTCTCCATCATCACCGTAATGCATTGCAACTTTTTTTAATTCTGAAATTTTAGATATGTCTCCACGCTCTGCTGGAATGTTTAATATGCTTCCATTGCCGTCAGTAAACCAGGCACCGCTAGATTTTTTGTACACATACAGGCCCCAGTTATAATCTTTTTCTATTACTTTGCGCCGTACATTGCCAACTTTTTTAAGAATTTCATTATCCATAACCATCAGTATACCATATTACAGTGCTGAGGCGGTACTTGTTGACCAATTAATATCTTGATGTATCTTCATTTTATCTGAGTCTAGGCTTAAACCCTTGTTGTCGTCAAATATGATTTTGTTTGTTCCAAGATAAGTTTTATATACTTCTGATGGATTTACACCGTATAAGTCTGTTGATCCTATTACTAATACCTTTCTCCATGTAAAATCATTATTAAGGTAGTAGTCCCAATTAAAGTTTGTTACACCGTTCGTCTTAGCCTTTATCCAAGATCTTGTTATTGTTTTTTGAACTTGCTGTAAATTGTTTGCCTGGTAGTAGGAAACATTATTAAATAATACTGGACCATTAATATTTATTGATCCCAAGAATTCGTCAAAATTAAGGGCAGAGGCAAAAGATACACCTAAAACTCCCCACTCTTTAGATGTTAAAACTGGTTCTCTAACCACAGAGCCGTTCCAATAATAAACTATTTCATCAATTACTTGATTATTTAAAAGGCTTTTTGCAAAAACTCTTGCCCTTAAGCCAGTGTCGCTGTCTGCTACTATATAAAATTTTATTGTATCTTCTTTATAAATAATCTCAAATAGTTCTGTAGGAACTGGAGGAAACTCTGTTTCAGAATATCGAAGCCACATTTGAATAGCACTTATTGAATATTCTGAGGATAGGGTTTGATTTATAGGTAAAGAAATTCCACGGCTTTCTAAAGATAGGACTTCTCCACGTACTTGAATTCCAGAATCTTTTGTTAAATATAGGTATGGGGTACTTCCCTTATAAATTGTAAATGGATTTTTAGACTTATAGTCAAAGTAAATTCCTGAACGCTTATATGGAAATAAATCAATACCAAACCTAGTGCCAACAGGATTAAATGAATTATCATTAAACGCCTGAGAGGCAATCTCTAACTTGCTTAATAAAACTGGCTTATTCAATATTCCACGAACATTAAATTCTAAATGATAAACAATTGCCAACTCATTAAAATCTATAGTCTTTGTTGGATAGATAAGTGCATTATTAACAACTTCAAACTTTGTAGTCTCCCAATTTGGATACTCATCAATGTCTATAATTGAATCACGGTAGACTGGCTCAATTGTTGTAAAGTTACTATCAAGTAGATTTGCTCCATCTTGCACATATTGCAAAGTTACATAACTTTTAATTACAGAGTTGGTGGTGTCATAAGTGTATGTTTTGACAGCCCTTTGCTCTACATCTTCATAGTTATTCCAACCAGTCAATAACTGATTATCAAAATCATAGTATGTTCTTTGCACTGGCTGGAAATAACTTTGATATAAATCTCCATAGGTCCATGAAAAAGTTGTTTCTTCTTCCGACAAGATTGTGGGGGATGGAGCACTAAGGTTAAACTGTAAAAAGTCTAAATCATAAAACTGACTGCCAACATCGTTAGTTACGTATTGACCAAAATAAGATAGGGGAAGATAGTCTTGCCAGGATCCAGAAACACCAATATCTAAAAAGTAGGACCCGTAAGACTCTAATGGCAAAAGGGTATAACTTGCTAAATGTTCAACCAAAGCAATTGCATTTTCTTCTTCTGCTACTCCGCTAATTGATAGGTCGTCAAATGTTGCAATACCGTCGCTATTAAAATAATCAGATATTAATAATGAATTTTTTAGTGTTGAAAAACCAACAGAATATACTCTTCCTAAAAATGTTCCAGACAAAGAACCATCTCCACCAACATATAACTTTAAGGAGTTTCTATTTCCAAAAAATGTAGCAAGGTTTCCTCCGTAGGTATCTACTAAAGAACTTATATTAATACCCACGGAAAAAAGTTGATGCTCTTCAATTGCTTCTGAAGTATATACGGTCTCATTTACTCCATTGTAATTTAAAATGTAAGAAACTACGTCTTCGTCTTGCTGGATTATAAAATAGTTGCTATTAATTGAATTATATACTTTAAATAGTGTTTGAGTTGAATCAAGATTATGATTGCTAAACACTCCATAAAAAGTAGCAATCTGAGTATTTAAAATATTAAAACTTGTAAAATTAAAATAACAGGCTTTTGCATTCCAAGAATTATTTGGTCGAAAAGTTATAAAAGTTTCATCATCAATTGGCCCAGAAACGCTATTTTGAATTGACCTATTGTCTTGATATAATTCTGTTAAAGTTTTGTCTGATAGATATATTTCTGGTAAAACATATTCTGGTGTTCTTAATACTTTAGAGGTTGTTGCTAGATTGTCAAAAGATCCTTGCTGCCATTCAGCAAAATCTGGGTAAGAATAGTTGGCGGTATAGTCTGCAAAAGAATAATCAATAAACGCTGCAGTACCTCCATATGCTGAGTTTATACCTTCTGGAGATATTACGCCTTGACCATAGACCCATCTTCTTTTTGCAACATTTATAGGAACTTGATACGAATATATAGCAACACAGTCAACATCTATTGGATTGATATCTAAATAAGAATAAAACCCTAGCCAATCTTGACTTTTGTTTGACTCATCAAGTTCTTCTGGTAAAACTAAATTATCTGTTTCTATAGTTAAAGAAGCAACTTCTTCTCCATTAATAACCAAGGTAGCAGCATTTCTAATTAATCTTATTTGAATTAGCATTGGCCTGAACCATTCACCAACATAGTGAGAAACAAAGTCATTACCAATTACTAAAGTTAAAAATCCATTGTCTGCATATAGGCCGTCATTTGATGCTATTGGGCCAAAGATTTTTTTAGATGTTACGGAGTCGGAATTTATTCTTAACCAAAATTCAACAGTATATTCTTTATGTTGACCTACTTTGTTTAAAAACCCTTTACCTGGAATAATTAAAGAAGGCTCTCCATTTGGATTTGGACTAAGCGTTGTAACATTTGATGCTCCATATACAAGGGGTATGCTAGTATTTTTTGCAAGCAGCCTATTATTTGAAACTATGCAATAGGCATTTTCATCAACATCTTCTCCAGATAGTCCGTATGCTGGGGAAGACACAACCTGTGTTGAGTCTAATGCAATTGATGCTGGCATTGATATTGGTGTAAGGCCAAGAGATGAATGATTAAACTCTTCAGACCATTGACCAACAGTAATTCCATTTATATAATATAGGTAGTCTGAGGAAAATGATCCACCACTGTTAGATTTAATTTTTACAATTGCTCTTAATCCTGTATTTTCGTTAACAATTTCAGATGTTTGAGAAATAAAAATCCATTCACCAGCAGAGGATGCGGGATATGTTTTTAGTTTTTGAACTATAGATGCGGTCGTAGTATCTGTGTATTCAAAACCAATAGAAACGGATTCTACATATTCGCTACCAATGTATATGTGAGTTCCTACACAAAAAGTACCCATACTACTATTTAAATTTGAAAAGTTTATTAAATCTGGACTAATACAAATAATATCCCCTGTGCCAGAAGGTGGGACACTGCCTAATAATTTATTTACTTCTATTGTAGAAAATGGAGCGTTAACATCTGATAACTCTATAGAGGGAGTTCCACCAGTTACCGTCCAAGAATCCTCTATGTCTTGATAATCTGAATCTATTAAATTAATATAGTCAATTGCGCCATCTAATGCCCATAGTGCTAGTGGGTGTTCTGCAAATATTTTTTCTGCATACAAATTTGATGGGGTAGACATAGTTCTCCTATCCCCTTATTATAGCAGGATGAGAACTAATATAATTTAATCTCGCATGCGTCTGTACTGCAATATTTTTCCGATTCGGCATCAAGATTATCTTTCCCATCATAGATAGCAGACCAATCAATTTTGCCAATTGTTCCAACATACGAGTTATACTCTTCTTTTGTTATTTGACTGTAGGGCTGTTGAGGATATGTTTTATTGCCCATTGGTAAAAATGATACTGCCTTTAATTGACCCTCGTACATATGAAGTGCTGGAGCAATATGCTTAGACTCTGATTCTTTATCAAATGAAAGAGTTACAGATACGCCATTGTCAGACCAATACTTTTGAGCGGTAGCAGCCAAACCAATTTTTTCAAAAAGACTTACATCCTTCTCAGAACGAGGATGTCCAGATGCTACTGGGAAATATACTACTGAAGTGTTTGCAGATACTAAGTCTGCTTCAATTTTATACCCTGCCGCTTTAAATAAATGAAGCATTGGATCTGTATTGCCAAACCTAATAGCACGAAGATAGAATGCTCCTCCAGGACCCCAATGAACTCCAGGAGTTGCACCAGAAAGTAAGGATACAGAGCCTGAAGGTTTGACGGTAGTGACACGAATTGATTCACGTACACATAGCCATTCTGAGTATGAGTGATCGTATGCACGAATCTTTTTATACCCTTCGTCCATCCACTCACGAATTACTGGCATACCTTTTGTGTCTGCAAATGATGCAATACCAGTTAGAGATGTTCCAATACGACGATTACGTTGCATAATTCCATTTGTGGTTTGCCAATGTGTTGGCATAAGTGTAACGGTCTTACCATATAGATATGCAAACTTTAGTGTACGAAGAAAATCTTCTTTGTCTTCATGACGGTTTAAATGAACTTCTACAAGTGTGCATAACTCATAACTTTCTAATGGTTGTTCAGCGCAAGGATTGAATCCCATAACACGAGAATCTTTATAGTCTGCAGGATCTGCTAGTCTTCCATAATCTCTAGCAACGTCTAGCCAAATAAATCCTGGCTCACCATTGTCTGCAATTAAATTAACATAGTCTTCATATTTTGTTCCAACCTCTGCAGCAATAGAATTATTAGACATCCATGCCCATCCTGGATTTTCTGAATCAAATGAGTTTCTGTCTGGAAAAACCTCTGCATTTTTTAAATTAATAAAATCTTTGTCTTCTGGTAGTCCTAAAGCCAAGGTAGCAGAACGACGAACATTTCCAGAAACAACACATGTACCAATAAGGTTAACAATATCTACAATTGCACGAGAGTCAAGTTTTTCTCCTGCTCTACCGCCGATTACTGCATCTATCTTGTTATGTAGTGCAATGAGTGGTGCTGGACCGCTAGCAACCCCTCCAAAGCCTTTTATAGGGGCACCTAGAGGACGGATAAGGTCGTAGTTAAACTTTTGTATAGCCTGATTAGGACGTAGGTATGAGTTTAATAACATTCTTACAGAGTCTACCCAGCCTTCACGAGTATCTGGAATTTCCCATACATTTTCTGGCTCTGTAGGAGCATTAATAAGGATTTCTTTGTCTTGACCGACGGTATCAAAACCAACACCAATACCAAGCATTAATGCATCCATTACCCATGCAAACAATGCTCCTGGATCATTACGATCAATATCACGAGTAGACACCATTGCACAATTTTGTAGAGAAGCAGAGTTGCGCTTTTCCATAGTCATAGGAGTTCCAAATGCCCAAAGACCTCTACCTGGTGGAGTCCATTTTAAATTAAACATACGGTCATATGCTTCTTGAGCAGACTTTTGACTCTTGTTATCGTTCCACGGTAGACGATTATCTTTAGCGTGGTTTTTTTGTACTGAGTACATTCCTTCAATTACCCGCTTACAAACCTCATGCCATCTTTCTTTTGTTCCGTCTTCTTTCATACGAGAGTATGTGCGTATAAACGTAATTTCTCCTAATGAATTAGAGCCTGCGTCTGAGAATCCAAAGGGTGCAGGAGTTAATGAGTACTTTGTTACAAAGTCCTCTGATAGACGAAATGAGAATACGCTTTCTGACATTTATTATTTACCTTTCATAGCAAAATTGAGTGAGTACTTCTTATTTTACGAAGTGGTCTTAAGTATATCACAAATTTAAAAAGAAAAACACGCTTAAAAAAATATGTAAATCTTTTGTTGAGGGTTAGTGCTTTTGTTTTTTTAAAGTCTATATGTTATTTATAATGCTTGTTTTTATGGTATAATTATAGAAAGTTTACCACAGCGGAGGTGCCTATGAATAATGTTTGGATAGTAGTTCCAGTCATTTCTAACGATATTGATTTAACGTCATATGTTAATAGACTATCTGGCGGCTATACCGCCCCAGAAACATATGAAAAAACTGTTTTTAACCCTGAAACACAAGCAAGTGAAAAAGAAGATGTGGCTCATCCATATGCTGGTCAAGTGTCACATGATTTTTCAAATAAAATTATTTTTGTAAACAAAGTAGACGGGTACGGCGAGTATGAAGGCGTAGTTCATTTGGAAGATTTTAATGATATAGGCATATATCGTTATTGGAATACTGGACTAGAGTATGCTTTTGCAAATGGGGCAGACTCAGTAATCTTAACAAATGGTGTTTTTGAATTTGATCCATTTGTAATTAAAGAAGCATATGATGAATTTTCTAAGGGTGAATCAGAGGTTATAAATATCTCTGATGGGGCTATGTTGTTAGTTTCATCATCTTCTAGCCTACGTGCTGATGAGCAATTTCAAATATGGTTTGGTGATAATGACTTTTATCGTAGAGCAGAGCCTGTATTAGGATATTCTCGTTCAGAATATTTATGGGGAGACTACTTAATTGATTCTAGTTCTACCGAATCTTTTGATAGCATTGTTGCTTCTGATCAAGTAAAATATAATGCTAAGTGGAACTAATTTTTTCAAACAATCTATTCCACTCTTTAGACCTTAAATCCCAAGAGTAATTTTCATTATAAAAATCTGATTGCTTTTGTAATTTACTTTGTGTTTCTATAGACCAATAATTGTCAATCTCTTCATTTAGTGTTTTTGCATATGCTGGAATAAATGTTTCTGGTACCGCTTGCATTGGCATAAGCCTTGCATATTCTGATCCAGTTTCATATAATGCACCAAGATTAGTTGTAACCATACGACATCCCGCAGCACCAGCCTCAACCATAGCCAAACAACATGTTTCTTCAAACGTACTTGGGTATGCAAATATATGAGATTCTTGTAAGGCTTTTTTAATTACATCATTTGTAGCGTATCCCATATAATTAACGTTTTTCATATTACGGGCTATTTCAAAATGTTCTTCGTATACCCCGTTTGTATGAGCCTCATATCCAGTTCCATACATCTTTGCTGATGAATAAATATCAAGTTCAACATCATCTCTATTTAGCATTTCAAATGCTGGCAAAAGCATGTCTAATCCACGAAATGGGGCAGAAGTATAAATTAACTTTATCTTGCCATCTTTTGTCTTAGGTTTAAACTCTATTGGGTCAATAGCATTTTTAATTACATATGCATTTTCAAGAGGGATTTTAAATATCCAGCGATACTTTTCATGTTGCCAGTGAGAAATATATACAAATGAATTTATGGCATTCATAAATGAGGGATCTGTATATCCTGATCTTAACGATTCATCACTATGAGCCAAATGCTGCCATAGCAAATTCTTTTTTGTATATTTTACATTTTTAAAATATGGATTAGATAGCAAAAGGTTAATGTCTTTATGCTGTGCTATATTAGTATATTTATATAGTCCAGATTTTAATATTTCTGTACCGCCCATTGGGGGCAAAGATTCTTCTACCACCCCAATATCGTTTTGTGGAACCTGCTGCAACCAATCCATGCTATCTCCTAATTGTAAGTTTTTTTCTGCCAAAACTGTTGTTTATATGAACGAACTATTTTTGATTTTAATAAGAAACCATTTTTACGATTTTCTTCTTCATCAAATTCTACAACATCGCTTTTCCAGTCTTCTCTCTTAAATGGAATAACCTGACAGATAGGAGTTCCCTTTTCAAGAATAAAAACATTTTTGTCAATTATGGAATCCAATAGTTGAAATGGAAACTCAACACCAAGTTTATACATATCAGTATCCACAACACCAGAAAATGTTCTAAATGGAAGATCGTGCCTGTTTGTTGGGTGCGTAAACAGACAACTATAGCCTTTTGGAGTAATAACTCTCCATCCTGGTCTCCACTTAAGAAGACTTGAAGAGCCACCAAATGGTCCTGGTAATCCTGGTGCTTGATCTGGTCCGTGTTGTCCTATAAGATTAATATTTGTTGCCCAACGAACATTAATCATTCCTTTATCATTTTTTCTAAACTCCATATCAAATGGTAATTCAAACATGTAGCCTGTACTTAAAGCGTCAAGAAAAGGAGAGCATCCCTTTAATGTTAAGTTACTAACTGCAACCCCATCTTTTGATAAACCGTCTAATTTTTCTTCATCCATTCTTGTTGGCATATCTTTATACCATTGTGGAAGAGACTGAACTGCTGGCTTTGGACTTTCAAACAAAAGTTCTGTTTCTTTATCAAATGCTTCAAATTGTAATTTCATTATTTATTTTCCTGTGGATAATTTTTTTGTAAAACATCCATCCAATGAAGTTTAAATGTTTTTTGATGAGTTACTCTAATTTTGGGATCCGCCCAAATTTCAAAACCAGAATTAATGGCTTTTGTGCACCAAGAAAGATCTTCACCAATAAGTATAAACTCAGGATTTGTGTCTTTGTTTTCATCTGTATTGGGTATTGCTACTGGGCCAAACCAAGGTCTTGGCATTTTTTCAAATACCCCTTGTTTAACGGCTAGGAACCCAAATCCAGCCCCAGCAACTTTGAATGGCTCATTCTTATCAAGGAGCATTTGTTCTGGCATCATTCCGCCTCTAGGCTGATTATAAATAGGAACGTGGCGATCTTCCATTAAATAGCATCCAGAAATAATATCTTTTTCAGAATTATATAATGCAAAAAAGTCTGATGGCTCCCACTCAATATCTGAATCAATCCAAATAATTTTGTCGTAAGTCCATTCACCACTACATGGCTCTGTCATATTTATATTATTTGTATCCCAGCCACCAATTGTACACTCACGGGCCATTGCAACTAAAGATCCACCTTGATTTAAAAAGTTCCAAGATAAGCCTTCTTGATTTAGTATATACGTTGTTTTAAGAATACTTCTCATATATCCAGGAGTAAATCCATTTCCTGGAGTAGCGATTACTACATTAAAATGTGGCTTATTTGCCATAGTTATCTAACCTTACCTTTACTTTTTTATAATGAGACAAACTGACTGTAGGATCTAAGTATATCTTAAATCCTGCTTTCTGTGCTTTTTTGCACCAAGAAAAATCTTCTCCGTAAGGAATAAAAATTTCTTTTTCCCCATCTTCTGAAGTCATTTTTTCAAATACTGACTCAAACCATGGTCTTTTTATATTTTCAAATACGCCTTGTTTCATTGCTATAAAACCAAATCCTGCAGCAAAAATTTCTTCTTCCTTATTGCTTTTTAAAATTTTATCAATTTCTGTTGCTGCATCTTCTACTGCTACAGAAAACATTGGTACCATTTTTTCATTAAAATATAAACCAGAAACAATATCTTTATCAGATTCATATATTTTCATAAAGTCTGTTATTTCCCATCCAATATCAGAATCAATCCAAAAAATTTTATCATATGTTACTTGTCCACGAACTGGGCTATTATTAAAAGGATCGAGATATTGATCCCCCATTGCTGTTGCTTCTCTAGCGGTACTAACCATAGATGAATATTCATTTAAGAACATATATGAAATGCCTACTTGATTTAGATATGAAATAGTTTGTATTAAACTTTTTACATATTCCGCTTCCATATTTCTACCAGGGGTGGCGATTAAAATATTAACATGTAGGTTCATTATTTTCTCCAAAATTCTAGACCAGAATATTTATTTATTACATATTCAGACAATAACTCTTGTTTATTTATATTCCGACGGGATATAGAAGATCTTACATCATGTTGTCCTATAAGCCCATAGACATTATCATCTTCTTTAATATTGTTTGCTATATTTGAATAATTGTGGGTAAATCTTTCAATGCCGTAAAAATCGTAAATCTTATTAATTTCCTCTTCTGGATTTACTATTAAATCATCGTATTCTACAAAATGGAAATACTTTCTATTATCTGGATGCATTGCAAATGCTATACCGTATAAGCAGTTATCAATAATACCTTTTGGCCTCATTAAACTATCACACCTAATATCATCTGCTGGACGGTAAAAATTAAATTCCTGTCTTGTCTGTATTTCAGAATCAATAAAATTATTTTTATTTGGATTTTTCTTAACTAGACTTATAAATGATGCAAGGATATCTGTTATTCCTCTTACTG